AAGTGCGGCTGTTTCTTCCAAGCTTGCACCAAAGGCGTGTGCTACTGGCGCTGCATACTTCATTGTTTCACCCAACATTTCAACGGTTGTATTCGTGCTAGTTGTAGTTTTAGCAAATACGTCCGCCATATGGCCCGCATGTTCAGCACTTAATCCAAACGCGGTAAGGTCGTCGGATACGATATCTGCAGTACGTGCTAAATCCGTATTACTTGCTGCAGCTAAATTCAAAAGCCCTGGCATACCCGCCATAATTTGTTGGGAATTCCAGCCAGCCATGCCGAGGTAGGTCATAGCTTCGCCCGCTTGCGTTGCGGAGAACATTGTGTTCTGTCCGAGTTCACGAGCGGTAGCCGTCAATTGTTGCATTGCCTTATCATCAGATACGGTGATTGCTTTTACCTTAGACATTACGGCTTCAAAGTCCGCTGCTTTAGATAACATGCCTACAAGAGGAGCGGCCATTACTGCGGTAGTGGCCATGGTGCTACCTAAATCGCTACGTGCACTTCTTGCGTTGGCATCTGCAGCAATTTTATTTTGCATAGCTTTTCGCAATCTAGCATCTTTAGCGGCAGTTTGTTCTAGCTCCTTCCCGACTCTTGCGGTTGCGTTACGGTAGGAATCCATGGAAATAACGCCTTGCTTTAATGCCGAATCCAAGGCTCTTTGTTGCACTTTTAACTCGTTCATTTGTGAACCGTATTGTGTCAAAGTACCTCTGGCTTGTTGCATAGATGTTTTGAAGCTTTGGGCTAGCGCACCATTTATAGCAAAAGCAATCTCAAATACTTTACCCGCCATAGTACCTCCTTTCTTTTAAAATTGTATACGCAAAAAGCGCTTGATGGATTAGTCTTCTTCATCCCTCAAGCGCTTTTCATCTTCAAGCACAAATTCTAAATCATCTATCCAATCTGCTATTTCAGCGATTGGGGTAGACATCCAAAAGTTTATACCTCCGCACTCTCTAAGTCGGATGGCAATTCTTCGGCATTGTTGTCCAGGTGAAGCCCCTTTTTCTCTGCCGAACCACGTAGTAAAAAAACGCCCACCTCTGCACACATTTCTGCAAAGTCAGAAATCGGCATTGTCATTAAGACTTTTGCGCTTTCTTTTAACGCTATGGCGGCGAGGTCTGCCTGAAATCGTTTAGAGAATGTTACGTCTGGCGTAGCATCGCCTTCACGGCGGGGACGGAGGTCAGCGAGCTTGCCCGTGAAGCCCTGGGGAGCCGTGAGGCGGAGGGGCTGATTCTTATAGCCTTCGTAGCGAGCCTTA